TTGTCTGCCCCTCCAATAAATGATTTCCAATCTAACAATCTGCTCATTTTGACTCCTGAAGGTTCTTGCTAAAATACTGTGGTATTGTAGCCTATTTTGTTATACTTGTATTTATCCGATTTTGTGTTTTTTTGTTTATTATAACTTAAGGATCAACATCTAAATGATCGCGGTTGTTATATAAAAAGTTACTGAATATATGATTACATTTTTCTTCTGTGTAATCAAGTTTAACCCAGTTTTCTAAAATAGTATCTGTTACTGAATCTATATGAATAAATGTGTTTGCTGAAGTATCTGTAGCAAAAGGCGAAAAACTTACTATTTGATTATTAAATGTATGCGTATTACCTGTTGTATCTTCACCGCTTACATCAAAATATATTTGTGTAACTATTTGCTCGCCATCATCTGTTATTTTTTTATGATGTGCTCTATCTATAGTAAAAGTTGTTGTAAAATCTTCGTATCTATTACTCATTATATCTCCTATGTGCTAAACTTAACAAAGTGAACTTCACTACCACCTATATACTGACTGTTACTGTCTCCTTGTGCGTATATAAAGCATTTTGGTGTGCCTGTGCCTGTATATAAAAAAGCAAAAGGAATATTAGCAGTATCTTGGTTGGCATTCGATTTTAATCTACTATCAGTGATAAGTGTTCCTGTTAGAAAATAAAGTAATGGTGTTTCTGTAATATAATGTGAAGCACTACTGCTTATCTGAGGTGTATCTACAAAGGCACTAATAGTATTTACATTATATGTAGCACCTGGTGGTGTTCCATTAGCACCGTGTGTGCCATCACTAAACAAGAAACTTATAGTTTTAACTTCGCCGGGGTATGAGCCTTTGTATACTCTAATATAACCAGTATAGAATCCTGCTCCAGTGCCTAAATCACCTAAATGTTTATAGGTCATATCATTTTCGTTAAATGGACCTACAGCAGTTTTGTTACCACCATTACTTGGTAAAACTAAATCATTTGTAGCAATACGGTCTGCTGATAATGTTCCTGTGTTTATATTTGTAGCATTTAAGTTTGTTACATTTACTAAACTTGCGTTCAGTGTACCGGTGTTTATAACACCACCTGTTATACTTGTTACACCACCATTTGTATTTCTACTGACATTACTATCTGCTACAAGTATGCTACCTGCTGACACAATAGTTGCGGCACTAACACTACCACTGTTACCTGCTACTTCTGTTACAATAAGTCCTTGTGAACCTAAATGTGAAGCATACGCACTATCACTTGTTTGTCCAGTTCCACCTTTAGTTTCTGGTAATGTGCCTGTTGTGGTAGCACCATTTAGAGCAACACTATTTAATGCGGCTAAACTACCAGCATTTGTAACTTTAGCAAGTGTTATGTCATCTAATACTGCTAAATCACCTAAGTTTGCGTTACCACCACTAACAAAACCTACACCTTGTGCTGTTAAGGCACTACTAAAACTGGTTAATCCTGTGCCACCTTGTGCTTCTGCTACAACATCACTGGATAATCTTAATCCAGCCGCACTTAAATCTGCTACATAACTGCTAGTTGTTGTTCTACCTGTTCCGCCCTGTGCTACATCTACCACATCACTGGTTAATCTTAAACCTGCGGCACTTAAATCTGCTACATAACTGCTTGTTGATGTTCTGCCTGTGCCACCATTTGCTACATCTACTGTTCCGTTAAGCAATGATGTTGCTACACTATCGTTTGTTAATCTTAACCCGCCACTGCTAAGTTGTGCGGCAGTTATTGTAGCACCTGTTTGTCCTGCTATTGTTGTTATTGGTGTAAAGTCTAACTGACTTGTTGTAATACTGTTAGCAACTATGGCATTTGCACCTATAGTGCCGTCTGTAACTAATCCACCACTAAAGAAGTTTGTGTTTTCTACAAAGTTAGTGCCATTATGTATGTAAGCCTTTTGAACGGTGTTATCACCGCTGTCTGTGACTACTATGATGTCATTATTGATAGGATCTCTGCCTACCTGTGTGTTAAAAACACTATCACTGGGTGCCGCGGCACTTGTTGTGGTAAAATAGTTGTATGTAGGAACATTTACAATATTTGAAGCCGCTGTTAAGTTGGCATTTACTGCCGCATCTAAAAATGTTGTGCCAATACTACCTGTGTTTACTATGATGTTACCACCACTTACACCTAAAACTGGCTGATTACCATCTATAATAGTTATAGGGTTGATTAAAACATTAGCAGTCCAGTTATGAGCACTTGATGTTGTTGAAAAATCTCCAAATGCCTCATCATTACCTACTCTGGTCTGATAATAGTATGTGCCACTGGCTAAACCTTTAACTGTAAACTCTACTTCAGTGCCTGTGCCTATTGTTGTGGGTGATCTAAATGTATCCAGGAGTTTTTTAGTACTCATATCACTTTGTGTATCGTGCCATAACTCTGCTCTGGTATAGATACCAGATGCTGGTGTATTTGTATTGACATCGAATGCGGGTAAACTAAGTAAACTTCTTTCATTGTCAACAGTGGGCGTCGTAGGCGTTCCTAACCTGTTAAATAAAGCAATATCACTGTTAGGTGCTGGTGTAAACTCTGTGATTGATTCTACTGTATAAACATCTGCATTATATTCTACACAGGTAAACTCTACTGTGATCATACCATCATCAGTTTCTTTTTCTACTGATTGTATAACTCTGTAAAGTTTATCATTTTGTCCATAAACATCTGTTTCCAATAGTTTTACAACATCACCAGCATCTACACCTAATGTTGTATAATCTGCTGTAAAGATAACTACTAAATCATCTCTGGTTTGGCGTAACTGTTGGTTTGCTAAGTATTCTGCTTGAACATTGTTGTTTACAAACTCCATACGCAGGGTCATTTGATTATCTGGTTCGTTTGTTTCTCTTTGGTTTGCTGGTAAGTCTATTGTTACATAGTTGCTTTTATCCTTTTGATCTTTATCAGGATATTCTACTTCCACACTATTATATTGACCTGTTAGTGCCGTTGAGCTAAACTTAATGTCACTTATAATGTTATCATTGTTAAACTGAAATGCTGATGCTGTGGTTTCTGCTTTGTTGGCACTTACTCGCCATTTACCCTGTTTGGCATCATATGTAAAGAAACTGTTACAAGCAGTTAGCAATCTGTCTATACTGGTTCTGCAATCTTCTGATGTATTTACAATACCATTAATAGTATATCTTTTTTGTGTTGCACTTGCACCGTCTTTGTCAGTGTATGTTATTAGTTCATCTGAATAACTTTCCAAAGTGGCTAAACTTGTAGTATCTATACTGCTTAAAGGTATACTGCAACCATATGTAGTATCAGTCAAAAAATCTTGCAATACATCTGCAGGATTATCTAAACTGTTTGTGAGTTCTGCTGTTATTGTGCCTAAACCTGTAAGTTGTGCTTCAGGATCAAATGTAACTTTAATCACAGCAAATATTGTGCCTGAGTTCTTTTCTGTGCTTGTCCAGTGACTTACAAGTGTATAAGCATCTACACTACCCCTTAAAGCATTTGCACTATCTCCGTCGCCATCATATACATATACTTCTACATTGTTAGCATAATCTGTTGATGTTGTGCCATCTTCATCTATTGTGCTTGTAACATTTGGTGATGTGCTATTAGCAAATACTAACTTCTTGTCGTTCCAAAATAGATCGCCCAATGTTGTTGTGCCTGTAGTTTTTTCACTAAAGGTTAAAACATATGTCATTGTTTGATTGTCAGAACTTATTGCGGCGTCTGTTATTATACCGTTTTGAAATGAGTGACCATAAACTACAGGAACTCTGTATCCTGTGTTAGGTGCTAACTGAACTCTGGTCCCACCATTAAGTCCTGTATTGCCTGTGGGGAAATCTGGCATAAGTGCCTTACCAACACCTTTACCAACACCATAAACTATAGCACCTGTGAGTAATGCCGCACCGGCTTGTATAGCCAATAGAGCGCCGGCTCCACCTGCACCCACCATAATGATACCTGTATACACCAAATAGTTAAATGTCGCCGCTATAGCCGAAAATACTGCCATTTATTTTACTCCGTATACATAGTTGGTTTCTATTGATGACCAACCTCGTTTTTCTATGTTAGTAACAGGCGAATCTTCTAAAAGAGTCATTGTAAATGTATGTATTTCTTTTCTTTTCACCTTTTTCTCACATATTTTAGTGTATTCTTTTAATAATCTTAATCCAGCACTACTATTTCTGTGTTCTGGATGTACCCACCAAACAAGTTCGTTCATGGTCTTAATCTGTGGTAGCCAGATATCTGGATTTACCACTGCCATTAATAAACCTGTTATTTCACTGTCTATTTCTGCTATAAGTATGACACCTCTTTGTCTTATAGCATCTAAAATCTTTCTTACATGATGATCATTATATTGATTTGCTTCTGCTTTGAGTTTGCTTATGGGTTGTTCTTCTGCAAACTTTCTTAAACAATCTATAATGTGGTCATCATCTGCCTGCGTTGCTGGCCTTACTAACATATCTACACATCCTTATTATCTACGGTTTTGAGCTATTGATTGTTGTCTAGCATTAGCACCACCGCCACCGCCACCAGCACTACCTGTTGTGTTTTCTCCATATCCTTTACCAAAGTCAAAAGCAGTAGACATCAATGTTGCTACTCTATCCCAACTGCCATCAGTTGGATAATATTCTTTCATACCTTGTTCGTTTGTTTTTCTTCCTGCTATTTTATTTTCTAAAATGCTGTTTATGTTACTACATTGTAGTGTAACACTATGAAATGCTTCATCACTAAACTGCGGTCTACTTTCTGATATACCATAGTTGTGAATGACACCTTTAAATCTTCTATAAACTGTATTTCCTTCTAAACTGCCATCTGCCGCAATAAATCCTCTGCTTATTTCTATTGGAGCACCTTTTACTTTACTGTTTAGTACTAAACTAATATAATCTTGATCTGTGGGTATACCACTAAATGAAACACCTACATCTCCATTACTTACACGAAGTTCGTCTTTGATATCTGTGAGTCCCATAAAACTACCTAATGCAGTATAACTGTTTCCGTCTACTGTATAAGGTTTATATGTGTTTGCTACATAATATGTTGTGCCTTCTATAGGGCCTAACTTGATAAACAATACTGCTTGTATGTTTGTTGCACCAACTACTGGTGATATAGTAGTAGCCATTACAGTATAACCTCTACGAATGTAAACCCACTATCAAATGTAAATAGTTCTCCTGGTATTAATGTATACGCCGGCATTTTCATACATTTAACATGAAATGTGCAGTTGTTAGCAACATTTAATCCTTGACTAACAATGTTATTACCACCATCTGATGTGCTAGGTAGTATGTTTCTGTGTAGTTCAACATCTACTAAGCCTAAAGCAATGTCACTGCCAAATACAGTAGTTTTTACCTGATATGTATATCTGCTGTTTGCAGGTTGTATATAATCACCTACTTCAAATAGTGTATCACCTGCTATAATACCACTAGTGGCACTTGTATCTAAAGTTAGTGTGCTACCGGAAAAACTATCTATAGTTAAAGCATTTAACTGAGTGCTATCTAAAGTTCCTGCATAACCCATTATATAACCCATACCAGTTGTGGCACTGAGTGTTATTTCTTCTTCTGTAGTTCTGTTTTTTGTTTGTAGCACCTGCAACATAGCACGGTTTGTGCCGTTCATTTCAAAAGGTCTACCAGTTGTGACTTCAAAAGTATATATTGAAGGTCCTCTTTGTGCTGTTTTTACTCTTTGCGATCTACTCATTACAGCACCTGTCACTGGCATATTGTTTATGCTAATGTTTGTGGCATTATTTACTATTGTTTGAAAACTCATTAAAATCTCCTACCGCTTGGTAAATCGTTTGCGCCTTTTGTTACTACAGCATGTAGGAACTGAGGGTCTTGTGCGATTCTCTGCTGAAAACTAGCAGAATCTATTGCGTTAATATTGTAGTTTACTGTGGTCATACCGCCCATTGCGTGATTTGGAACTATAGTGCCTGAACTGCCTGGAACCATAAGTTCAGGACCCTTTTCACCAACAATGTAAGGTTTGTTTGCCATTACAGGTCCGCCCATTGCTTTGCCTGGTATTTTTTTAGAAATACTTGCTATATCACTACTTGAACCAAACTTTACACCATATCCAAAAGCACCAAATATACTGCTAATCAATGCTCTTACAACTGTGAGCCTTATTGCTTCTGCTATGACTTCTTTTACAACACTTTTAAAGAAGTTTTGGAAACTATCTAATGCACTTTCACCTTCTACTAAAGCATTTGCTAAGTCATCTCCCAATGCCATACCTGCAGAATCTACTGCTTCCTGGAAAGTAAAGAATATTTGTTCACTTGCTGATATTTTTTTATTTAGTATTCCTAAAAGTATTTCTGCTTGTTCAGAACTTATACCCATTAGTTTAAGTTGTTCTTTTATTTGTTCTACAACATTTTTATATTGTTGTAATCCGTTTACTTTAGAAACTTCTTCATTTAGTAGTTCAAAAGGTTTAACCACATCTTTGGGTTTTGTTTTACCAAACAATCTATATATTGTGTTAAGATTCTTTTCGTATTCTAATATTTCATCATTAGTTTTAGGATCACCCATTAGTTCTTTAAGTTTTTCTATTGCACCTATAAAGTTTTCATCTGTACGAGGCATTTTACCTAAACTTAACATAAAGTTAGTTATTTCTGTTGCTAATCCTTTTGCGGCTTTGGCGGCTGCCTCGGCTTCTCTTTTAGTAACCATTATAGGATGATCATCTGGTAAGCCTTCGAATCCTAAAAACTCTGCTCTGTCTTCCATTGATAATGATTCAAATAACTTATCAATAACACCAGTTAATCTTTCTATTTCCTTTACATCTTTTTCATATGATATAGTAAGTTTACCAGTCTTACTAAATGTAGTGACCATTTTAGTATTGGTTTCTTCTAAGTTTGTTATTTCTGCTTGTAGTTCTTTTATTTTGGCTACAGTTGCATCTGCGCCTTCACCTATTATTTCCTGAATGGCATCTTGTGCTTTTAAATCTTGTATACCTTTTATTGCATTAAATAATCCAAAAAATGCTAGTGTTAAACCTGCTGGACCGGCTAATAATCTTATTAAACCATTAAAAACTAAAGATAGTCTACCGAAACCTGTTAATGTTCCATCTCCTACTGCTTTTAAGCCTACTAATCTCATTGCGGCGTTTTTAACTGATTTTGCTAACCCTTTATTGCCAAATGCGTCTGACATACCTTTAACACTTGTAAGTGTGCCGGTCTTTAAGTTATCAATGGCTCTACCTGCGGCTGGTAGTGCTTTACCAAATAATAATAATATGCCTATCACAGAAAGTATAGTAGCACCAAAAGATTTTATTGCTTCACCACTTTTACTTAATCTTTCAACAAAATCTGCCAGTGTGACTAAACTTTTTGCTATACTATCAAAAACACCTGTGCTATCACCTACTGCTTCTACTAAACCAGCAAAACTTGTTTGTACAACACTAAATCCTTGTCCTATTGTGACATCTGTGTTTGCAAAAGCATCATCAATACTGTCTTTTGCTTCTTTCATAGCTCTTACAAATATATCACCTGTGATTAAGCCCTGACTACCTAACTCTTTTAGTTTACCAATAGGCACATTTAGAGTTCTTGCTAATGCCCTTGCTACATCTGGTAAACCTTCTAATATGGATCTAAGTTCATCACCCTGGAATCTACCGGATTGTAGTGCTTGTCCTAACTGTAGTAAAGGTCCTTGTGCTTCTTGAGCACTTAGTCCACTTGCTGTAATGGCCTTTGAAACTGACTCTACAATACTTGCAGTTTCTTCACTGGTTATACCAAGTTCGTCTTGTGCTCTGGCTATTCTAAAGTATAAGTCACCAACACCATCTAAATCACTACGAGAACTTATTGCTATCTCTCTGATTCTGTCAAACTGATTGGCTACTGCGGCCGCACTAGGATTAAGTGTTAGTAGTTTGTTCTTTAAGTTGGTAATGCTATCACCAAACTGTACAAGTTCTCTTACAGCAAAAGCACCGGCTAAAGTTCTTAATATACCACTAGTTTTATTCGCAGTGGTGCCTAAACCAGTAACTTCTTGTTTACTCTTTTTTATGCCTCTGTCAAACTGTTTACTGTCTAACTCTAATGATACTCTGATATCTTTTGCCATTATATTCTCTTAATAAGTTTATCCACATTCTTACCCATAAACTCTATAGTAGGTTTAGTAAACCCATCTGGTGCTTGTCTGCTACTACCTGCGTCTAAGACTCCAGCATATGGATAGTTACTGCGGATTTTATCTCCACGCAACTTTGTTTTGTTACGGGCATTACCACTCCTTATAGGAGTTTGTGCTTTTAGTTCAGATTCTGCATTCTTAAGAAGTTGATCAGGAACCTTTTCCAATAGTTTCATCCTTTTGTTGAATACTTTGCTGTCTATTTTCATGTTTATCTTTGGCTTTATCTGCCGCTTGTTTCAATGCGTCCATATCATACATACTTGTATCTATATTTCCGCTACCTTTATCTCTTTGATATTTTTCATATGTAAGTGCTACATCCATAACACTGATATCAAAACTATCACCTTTACGCAACACCTCTGATGGTAACTTGCCGTATCTTGTAGCAAGTGTGTCCAACATTAAAATAAAGTTTGTATCCGCATTACCGGGTTTTATAATGTGGTTTGTTACTTCCCCAAAGTCTCACTTACTTTAGTCATTGCTTCTACTAAAACATCAAATGGTAACTGTTTGTCATCTGACATCACAGGATTACCGTCCTCATCCAGGATTAAATCTTTCATTAGGGTTGCAATATCGGAAAAATGTTCTTTATCAGCATTTGCTAATCTTCCGAATACTTCTATGGGTTGTCTGTCGTATACAAAAAACTCTAATGGCTCTCCATATGTTGACACTATTTCTTTTTTATCTAAAACTATTTTGTTTAGTTTTGGTTTTGTTGCTATTTCACTTAGTTTCATTCTGTATATCTCCTTCAGTTAAGTGGTTTACGGCACTTAAAACAAAACTTAATCTGTTTGATGCCTTCTCTAAATCTTTTGTGGCGCAACGAAGTTCTGCTTTAGCCTTCGCTGTCTCCTCCATCATCGACTTCAGTATCTCTGTCGTCGTGTGATTCTTCCAAATCTTCATGTCTTTTCTCCTGTATATCTACAACTGTATTTATTGTTTTTTTGCTTTTTAACTTTGGTTTCGCACCGCTATCTGGCAAGTCTAAGCCATGTTCTTTTGCTAAGTCGTCTATACTATGTCTGGAACCGTCTTTCAGTGTAACCATACGGTCTTCACTGCCTGTCCATACACCTTCTTTGTATAGTCTCATCCATTTATGTTCCATAACAGAACTCCTATAAAAAGTGTGCTACCTGTTTCCAAGTAGCACTAGTTTTTTAACTGTGGTAGTTATTAGTTATTAACTAACCTCTCCCTCTGTTAACTCTCCATTTACTTCGATAGTTACAGGTGTGACCCATAACGGAGATCCGGGATTTACGGTCGGTGTTATACCTGTAATAAATCCTGTTCCATCGATGTATTTGTTTCCTGTGACTGTAGTTCCTTCAAAATATATTCTGAAGTCTATTTCAGTCTTATCATTACTTGTTCCAAATATTCCTTTGTTAACGATTGGACTTGCGTCTACTCCGTCTCCAAAGAACTGTGCTTCGTCAATAACAAGATTAAGAGCAACACTATTAGTAGCAACTGTTGTTACAACTGCTTCTGATTGGCTGTCTAAGGTTTGATATCTAAAAGTACCTTGTGTATTTGTTAAAGAAATGTCGTTGAGATTTAACAAAGTAAGTGATGTACTGGCACCATATGATGATCCCTTATCACTAATCACTACTGTTGCTTCAACAGTTGATCCACTTACATTTATTACGCCCATTGGGTTCTCCTTTTCTTAGATTGTTATAAACTTATACTCAAATGTATAAGTCAGTATATCGCTTTCTATCTCAGTAGTAGTCTCACATTCTCTAACGAAAACATTAGCCACACTACTTTTAGCATTTTGGATACTTGCGATTCGCGTATCCAAATCAGCCGGGGGGTTTTTTGCATCTACACTAACATATGCGTTAATGGTAGTTTCTTTTTGATCAACACTTCCATTATCTAAAAACTGTTGGTTCTGCGTGATAGTTTCATTGTCTTGATCTAAATACAAAGTTTTCATATTTTTGATGTTAAGACTGTCACTGCCGGCAGTATAAGGTAACTCAGTGCTAACACTTATGTTACCAGTAGCCAAATCAGTTTGTAGTTGTGTCAGTAATGTTGATCTGTATGCCATTATCTAACCCTTGTTATATTTCTTTTGCTACGAGTTCTACGGTTTGTTCTGAACGAAACCATTTTATCTGCTTCGTCTAGGCCGTCACCCGCCGCATCATACCAGTCCATCATATCCAGTAGTTCGTTGAACAAGTCCTCGAACTTTGAACTATAGTAAGCAATCTTTTGGACTTCATCGTTAAGATCATCTCCAAAATCTGCCACTTTGGGTAAAAGGTATTCTTTTAGAACATAATATGTAGCCAAATCAGTCACATCGGACTGTCTTGCTACTATTCTGTTTGCGTTGATTGGCGGAATAGTATTACCAGTTAAGGCACTATTATTCGTAAATCCCAAATAACTTCTCCACTTGGCACTTGCTCGTATCTTTTCATTGATTCGAGCAAATGCTTTGATTGATAGATCGTCTAAATATTCATCAAGAGTTGTTGGCGTTGTAGGTGCGTCAGCAAAGTTAATCTCATTGGATTCGAAAATCCTTTGATCTTTATCTCTGATGTCTGCCGCATCACAGTATGCTATTACATTACCGTCTATATTAGTTACAAATGCCATATATTACTCCCTAACTTACGATGCCGCTACATTAGTTACGATATTATTACTTCTTAGGAATCGGATTCCAACAGCCTGGCCTACTAATGCGTCCATTAACACTCTGTCACCTGTTGAGCTTAGTGATCCAACTGTACCGCCGTTGGCGATATGAGTTAACTGATCTATTAGTTGAAGTTCAACTGATGGAGATATAGCCGCAAAATAGTATCCAGCCGCATCTGTAGGTGCGTTTGCTGATCTTAGTTTTGCAACTGCTTCACCAAAGTTCGCTAAAGTTGCCTTCTGTGCTGTTGCACCGATGGCTGTGTTACCTGCTACTGCTTTAATAAAACTTTTGTCGATTTGAGCAAAGCCATTACGCATTGTAGCAACCATGCTTGTTTGATCAAGTTTCACATCTTCCCACATTTTCAACTCTGGGCTTCTTTTTACGGCGTAAGCCATAGCTTCAGATGAAAATACTGGACAAATATCCTGTGAACCTGTGATTGTGTTTACAAGTTCTACATTAGATCCTGTTGAACCATCTAATACTGCCGCCGTTGCTGGTGCTGTATCAGTGTTGTTTAGCATGTATTTAAACGCAGACTGGTCAGTTCCTTGTGCGATACTTCTTGCTAATCTTAATGACACGGCATTAGATACAGTAGATAGCCCACCGTCTTCTAGAGCTTCGGCTGTGACGTAAGAAAAAGAACCTCTTTTGCCTACTGCTAAAGTTATTGCTTCTGGGTTAAAGTCTTGGACTGCTCCGGATTCGCCAGCAATATCATCAGACTCGTCAATGTTGTTTGCACCTGTTGTCCATGCATTTGTGATTGGGATCCTCATTGTGTTCCCGATCGCTCCTACCAAGTTGTAAGAGTTTGTTATAAGTGTATTCGAAGGCATCAAAACATTATTATCATAATGGGCGATCAAGTCCCCACTGACTTCTTCAAATAACTTATTAATGAGGTTTGCACTATTTGTTGACATAGTATGTCTCCTTATTTTAAGTTAGTATACGAGCTAAGTTCCTCTCAACTCGCGTATTTTTTTAACTTTGCTTTTGACCTGAGCATCTGTGATGTCAGATTTTAACAAAGTTTTGTTCTGTTCTCTTATGTTCAGATATGCGGCTCTATATTCTGGGTCACTTGAAATGAGCGAGTCACTGACTGCGCCTGTGCCTTGAGATTTCGAACTGCTACCTGCTTCTAAGTCTAACACTGATGTTCCTTTTTTAGAAAACGGTAAACCGATCTGTTTGCCAACCATTTCAACTGCTGACTTATAATCTGGTGTTTCACCGTCTGTAGTGAGATATTCCTCACCACTTTTAAGTTGAAAGTCCTCGCCGTCCACAGCAAACATATTTCTGGCTTTCATTAAATCAATAACTGCGCCTTTTTGTTCACCACTCCAACTACTGGGCATTTCGTTTTGTAACTTACTTAAATGATTTGTTAAAACAAAATCTGTTTTAACTGCTTTAAGTTCATTACGCAACTCTTCCACTGTTTGTTCACGCTTTTTAACTGCATCTCTCAGGGCACTTACATTTAAATCTGGTTGTTGGTTGTCATCAATATTCGCGGTTTGTAGTTGTGTTACAACATCCTTTACCTGCTTTAATGAGTCAACATTTAGATCTTTTAATAAACCCTGTTCGACATCGTTTTTAGCCTTAGCGGCTATTTTGTTAGTGTCATCACGAGTGAAAACTCTAACTCCGTCTACAAACAGTTTACCTTCACGGTTTTCAACTGTAGGAACACTTGAGGTTTTAGCCTCTGGTGTTGTTTCAGCCTCTGTTGTGGTTGTTTCCACAGCATCAGTGTCTGTTACTGGTTGGATTGTAACACCTCCAACTGGTGTATTGATGTCAGTATCTTGTGACATGTTTTTCTCCTTTATTAACGATAGAAGTCGTCGTACATCAAAATATTATACACCATTGTCAGTAGTAGAGCTATCTACTAACTGCATTAGTCTATTGCGTATTTTGTCTCGCATTTCTTCTACAAATCCGCCGTTTTCGTCGGCCTCCTTAGTGGCTTCTACAGCCTGTTCAAACTCTAAATGAGTTTTAAATGGCATGTAGGTGACTAATCCATCTTCTCTGGTATGAGAATGGAATCCGTCACCACCTAAACTTTGTGCTACACTGATTGCTTCTGCTTCAGTGGCATAATCTTGTATTGTGTAATCCTTTTGGAATACATTCTGGTAATCTGTGTAAGTTTTTAACAGGCTATCTATTTCAGCAACTTCGTGCTGTAGTGCCTTCTTACTGTATTGTCTGTTATAACTTATTGAAAAATCTTCTGGTTTATTTTGATTTGTCCAGTCAAAATAAATGTTAAACAGTTTTGCTTCTAGGTTTTCTAAGTTTTGCGCCTTGCGTCTTACAAATGCTTCCAGTTTGCTGTCGTATTGTTCTAACTGTTCTCCTGATCTGGATGCTTTAATGAGTTCATCACTTCTGATCATAGATATTTCTGCCATTTTGGTAATCTTTTGATCTATAAGTTCTCTGATTTCTGTTACTGCTGTTAAAGGCGGTGTAACAAACTCATACACATAGTTACTGGCTTCACCTATACCGACTGGCACTCTGACTATGGAACCAGGTTCTGCACCTATGGCACCATCATTTAAACTGTCTGTGCCTTCGTCTACTATAAGTGTTCCATGTGCTCCATATGATATAACCGAATATATCTCTGCCATATCAGCATATACGCTCCTCTGGATCTGTGCCAAATCGAACGATGGAGTTGCTCCTATACCATTGTATATTTTCATACCCTGGTAAACTGGCACCACTGGAATATAGCCGAGCTCATTTATTTCTGAAACTCGGTAATAACCATCTTCTTTTATGAGATCGTTATTATCAACATCTGGGACATAATCTTCATTGTCCTCTGCTATCCAAACAGTATCTATAGTTTCCGGAGTCATGACTCTGTATACTGTTTCTTCGGCGCTTTCATGAAGTTTGATCACTAAGCTCTTCAGTGTAAGTTCGCCTCTTCCATCATAACCGTAGTGCCAGTTTGTAACATCTAACGGTGTATGTATTTTCCATTTTGGAATATCTGATCCAATGGGTTTTACGCAACTAATCCAGACTGTACCATATATAAATGTATATAGATCAACCTGAGCCATAAACTCATTGATATTGTCTTCTTCCCCATTTACATTCATAATGAAATCTGTGATATCTTGTCTATCACCCAGATATCTTTGTGGGGGATTTTTAAATAGGATGCTGTTGTATTCGGCTGATATCAGCCTTAAGTAGTTAAAATAAGGCGTGTTCCTGAGCTTTTCCGCATAGAATGTTCCGTCATCTACGGTGTTTTCGCCTCGATGCGCCTCTGATTTTGTGCTGACATTTTCTACTCTTGCCCTGAGTGTTTTGACATAACCATTGCTGTCAGTAGTATAAGTGTTTACTGTTTCAGCAGGTGTATTCATATCTACAGCATAAGCCTTTAGATATTTGCCATCGCGTATTTCTACGCCTCCATAAAAACTATCACGGGCGAGTTGCCAATCTTCTTCGTATTTTTCGTATAGGCTGTGAACACCTACAATATAGTCGCGGTAAGAGTCGCTCAAAGTGGATCTCCTTTATGGGTATTGTTATAACATATATATTTATCTGATCTGTGTTATTTTTTGTGTTTAAACGATAAGTGTGGCTTGACAAATACCAGATATTTGCTATAATAATGGCATATATTTTAAAAAAGGAGTAATATATGAAAGAATATAAAGTAGGAACCAAGCAAGAAGCAATCGCTTTAGCATTAGAGTTGAATGACGACAAAACAATGCAACAAAGAATGATCGATATGATGGATATGATGCCTTCATATATGATGACTAGTGAAGGCAGTTTTAGAACACTTACATTAGTAGGTGCTAATGGCCCTAAAGGTAGCATATTATTTTCGGAGAATGCGTAATGAACGAAGCAAACTATTATTTTATTTGTGGTGATTATCTTAAAGATGATACATTCTTTGATCTAGAGCAATACATTTATGATGTTATCAAACCTGCCCAGCAGTTTCAACCTAATGCTCAAGTAAGAGTTAGCAAACAGGTTGCTGGTATATTGGGTATGAAAAAGGCACAGGCAACTACTATTTTGGTAGATAAAAAAACACTGAATGCCGTAAAGAAAAAGTTCAATATTGATGGTAAAACATTAGGTGTTTTGTCATTAGTAGATTTCAGGAAGGTGGCGTAATGGATAAGTTTTTATCAATAGTAGAACACATTGTAGAGTCTAACACTGGAGACTCTACAAGAGACATATTTAAGACTGCTGTTCAGGTGTATGAAGATGAACACGGTGATATCACAGATGCAGAAGCAAATGATTTTTACATAGTATTTACAGCACATATGGAGGTGGCGTAATGAATGAACAAGATTTTTGTAACAGATGGGACTTTGCTATTGGCAGTAAAGAGATGCGTTTATTGAAAGATTTGCGTGAGCACGATTTTACTCTAGAACAAATAGACATAGTGTTTACCTGTATGACAGAGTATGCTGTAGAAAGTGATGCTTTTAATGTACTAAAAGAAAAAGATTATGAGGAGGTGGCGTAATGGATAATAAAGATCAATATATTATATCATTGTTTCAACAATATCTTATAGAGTGTGGTGTTAAACACAATCCAGACTTTATGCGTGTTTCAGGTTTAGATACTAAGAAGTCTAGATTATTTGAGATAGCATATGATAGATTTATTATAGATTTTGAGCAGGATGGTGGTATACTGCCATTACCAAAATATATCCAGGATGAAATGTTTATTGCCAGTATCAATATATTAAATGATTGGGAAAACAATAATCCTAGATTTATAGAAAATGCTAAACAATACAATGTGGAGGTAGCATAAAAAGGTTGACAAATACCAGATATTTGCTATACTATAGGTATATATTTAAAAAAGGAGTAATATATGACAGACGGTAAAATAAAAGAATATGCTAAAGAAAAAGGTATTTCCAAAGCAGAAGCCAGAGCACATTTTGTAGAACTTAGTAAAAAGTTACACGGAATGACTGGCGAAGAAAAGATGACTAAAAACATTAATAGCAGAGTTATTGAGTTATTAAACAATCCTATAAATGGATTTGCTAAAATATTTGATGATTCTAAATATTGTGCTTATAGTCCTTTAATGGGTGGCGACGAAGGTTATGATGTATGGCGTGATGCTATATATGACGAACATAAAGGTGATGATCTTTATGATACACATTTAGGTATATATAAAACTATATTAGGTGGCGTTGAGAGTCAATCATTTAATCTTTATGCCGCAATAGAAAACCATTACATAAATGTAGAAGAACAGCAAAAAGGTTCTAAACCTTTTGAAAGCAACGAAGGTTCATATAGATTAGCATTTTTGTATGACAAAGTGGAAGATCAAATAGTTCCATTATTTTTTAATACACACGATATGACTGAAAAGCAGTTGTTTAGAAACTATCGTGGTGATGAAATGTATCTGACAGGCTTATATGCGGCTGTGTGTAGAACTATGTTAGCAAGTATTCCGTTAAGTGGTTTTAATCCAAAAGCAGAACAAAACTTAGAGGCTTTAATGAGACAAAGTATGATGTCCACTATGAGTTACAGAAAAGACAACTGGTTAAACACATACGAAGTAATGTATGAGTTCGGCTTGTATCTTATGGAACACCCTGATTACAAAGATCAAGGCTTAACTTACTATAGGATTAAGGATTAAATAATCCAGGGGCACGGCTTCCTATCATTAAGCCCTCCTGCCCCGAATAGCAGACTGGCCCGCTGTGGAAGTAAGGGCCTTTTTTTATGATTAAAATATGTAAATCAGATAAATAATATATGAAACATAGTTGGCAACTAAGGAAATAAAAATGACTAAAAATAAAAAAACTAATAAACAAAGAAAAGATTATAAAAGATATGTTGAACCTAACAGCATAAAAACCACTAGTAAAAAACAACATTCTACTGGCTGGATAAACCATTATATAGGTATAAATGACCCATTAAATAAAATATATATGCCACACGAAGTCACAAAGTTCGTGGATGTAGAGCATTTTTGTATACCATACACATACAATAAAAATAACAGCACCAAAAGTTTTGTAAACTTTACTAAAGCAGATAGTATGTATATAGAATATTGGCTTACCAGATTGGAAAACGAGATATGCCATAAAAGTTTAGCTCATCAGTATGAAATGTTTAACTTTATGTTGCAACCTGTAAATCATTACAGCACACACGAAGCAGTGGGCAAAGAAAACAGCACACTCACAATGATTAGTGGATTAAGAGCAAACTTTTTGCGTAATGGAGAAGATCCTGAGTATGTTGCTCAACAACTACCAATGATTGAACATTGTTTCTGGATGGGCTGGTGGTTTTTGAGAGGATATTATCTACATCTTAATCAGTCAGATCAAATGATACTGACAGATAAAGATATAGGATTCAGAAAAAAAACTGGAGCAAAAAATCCTATGCTTTATCCAATACATTTTGTAGAAAGTAAAGTTAAACTGGCAGATGATGTCAACTTTACTGAAACAGATACAATAACATTATAATGAACAAACAAATAGTATATGTAATAAAAGTTATAGAACCAGAGTCAGAGTATATAAAGTATTTTTATAATAGTTCTCTGGACAACTGCAGACAGTTAGCACAGGAATATCTGTGGAGTTGTCCAGAAGATACAAAATACATATATGTAGCAACCAGGATAAAAAATGAAAAATAAATCAAAAAGAACAAAAGTATGGTGTGATAAGCAACAAAAACTTATCACTAGATTTGAACATAAATGGGGTATAAGTGCCCCAGAGTTAGCAAAAATAGAAGGAGTAACGCCAGACGCCATTCATATGCGTGTTCACAGGTTTGGCAGTCCCTTTATTCGTAGGGGTAAAGAAAGTTTTTGGGAGAAAATATACGGTAAAACTATTACTGAAATAGCAGAAGAACTGGACATACATCCTGTCACAGTAGCTCACAGACACAGGCGATATGGGTCACCATATATAACACCAGAGCGAACAATGACTGACCGTAAAACTGGTGAAGCAGTATATCCAGGAGAATGGAACCTGGGACAAAAAATAGGCGATACTCCCTGGAAAGAAAATCCCAAATGGAAAAAACCCAGTCAGACCACAACATTCACACTGGATGACATAACATAATGGATCGTTGGGAATATTTAACTGAACTAACACCAGAGTTATATCGACATAAGTTAAATCCTGCTCAGCAAATGACAGTGATTATAGACATTGCTGAAAGTATGGGTTTTACAGCCGGTTATAATGGCATAATCAGAACAGATTTAAGCATAGCAAAACCAGAGGCTGTAAATGACAGAGAACCTTTTGTTACCATATACAACAATGCCGCTAGAGCTACTTGTAATAATGGACATCTGATGTATAATACTGACATAAAGGTTGTGTGGGTAGAAGCAATAGAGTTCGAATGTGGTTATCGTAAACCCACAGCAGAATGGTATCAGAGGCGGCAGACAACTGCGTTACCTGGCATCAATAACATAGAGATACATCAGGAAAGCATAAATGTAGACGCCACTGATTTAAATGCCGTTAAAAAGTTATTGACTATGTGGTATAAAGTAATGAACTATGATTGGGAAGGCCAACTGATTTGTGATAGCATAAAAGGCTAGTCCGGCCTAGCCTGATATACCCCTACCTACTTGTCCTTTTTGCCCCATATTCTGTCCCAACCGTCCTCATAAGCGGCATCATCGCTACCTCTTCTGGCTGAACCCTTTCCGCCATGAGTTTGTCCTGGTTTAGGCCTGAAGCCCTGACTGATATCTCTTGCGGCTTTTAAGGTGGGATCTGTGTTTATGGTTTTTTCGTTTGCTATCCATTGTTTATCTTTCTTCATCGTAAACTGCCTCCTGTACTTCTTCTGGTTGCTCGGTATGGTTCTGGTTGTGCTCCTCTGATAGGATATGTTCTCTGTATATAATAACCCAGTGCATCTGTTATATGATCATGACCTGTGCTCTTATCTGGCGTGCGAGTTCCCTCTTTATAAGTCATCTTTATAAGTCCTTCATTTAAGTTTTTACATTGTGGTGTAATAAACAGTTTGCGTTCGCCCAGGTTGTTACATAATCTGGCGTTCACACTACTTATTCTTTCTACAACTGGAGGATTACTTTTTCCAGTAATAAGTTTAAATCCGTGATGTTGTAGGATCAGATGATCACTCATACCAGTGCTGTTTGTTGTTCTGCGTAATCCTGTGGCATCTGGGTATACAAATATGGGTCTGTTTCCGTATCTGTGTTTTATTTCATTAGCCATTTCGTTAGTGTTTGAACTATATATTGTTATTTCATCTATACACCAGGTATTACCATCGCGGTCTTCCTGGCACACCACAGCACTCATGGGATCAATATTGAAGTCCATTCCGATATGTAATGGTGCTGTTTTACTTAAATGATCTGGTGCTGGAGCCACATTGTGTTCAGTATATGAAAAATAACATACGCCACTGTATGATACAAACTGCGATAAGTATTCCTGCTCATAAGTTTTTTGGTCTAAATCTCTTTTGGCCGCTTCTATTTCTTCCTGTGGCACATTGCCGCCCTGTTCAGTTGTGAACTGCCAACTTTGCCAGTCTTGTGATCCGTTCATTAAATACAGGTCATAAAACCAGTTTCTGCCTTTGGGTGATCCTATAAACAATGCTGAGCCCTGTGTGTCTGACAGAGTGGGTCTCAGTATCTGATGCCAGGTGTCTTCATGTATGTCAGCACACTCGTCCATAACTATGAAGTTGTACTTGGCTCCTCTCAATGCCTCACGATTATCAGCACTACGCACATATATCATACTGCCATTTTTTAGTATGATATGTAGATCTGATTCATTTACTTTCTGTATCCATTTAACAGCATACAGTCTGTTTTTTAGTTCGTCCCAGATAACCTGTCTGGCCTGACGATAAGTGGGTGCCACATAAAGGCATTTCTGATCTGGATATCTGGCAAACTTTGCCAGCTCATTGATACTCAGCCACGATTTTCCGAATCTCCTGCCAGCCGCACAGACTCGGAATCGATTTTTGCTTTCTGATACAGCCTGTTGAGGCCCAGTTAGTTTCACTGTTGCGGCTTATTGAGCTCGCTACCGTATCCTATAATGATTGTTAATATTGTTAAGGGTGTGAACCAGGGGTTTAAATAGCCCAGCATCTGTCCCCATAACAAACTTACACCTGCTATGCTCATTGTGTTAATAAACTTGGTTTTTTCTTCTGAATACATCTTCATTTCCGTATATCTCCTATTGTGGTATCTGTATATTTATCAGGATCGGTCAGTTTTATTTGAGATTTTTGTCTACCCAGGTGCTGATACCAGGATATCCCCACAATGCCATTGCTAATATAACACCACCGTCTTTAATAGTTTTACCCTGTGATCTGGCTTTCTGATAGTTGGGTTTGTGTCTGGCTATAAAACTTTTTATGCGTTTCAGTGTTTCCTGCGATAGATTCTCACCTTTTGCCAACTGATTTGCTCTTGCTAAGCCGACTGATGTGCCGGCTTGTTTGCTTTTGGGTAATGTTTTCCTGACATCTAATGCTCGGCGAGCCAGTTGTCTGACATTTGCTGGTGCTACTGGCATTATACTATGATACCCAGTATAAAACCAGTCAGTAAACCCGTTACGGCATAGTAATATGCCATATGTCTCTCTGACAGCTCAAAGTTATCTTTTATAGTGTAATATACTTGTTTATTCTTCCATTTCATCTGTTTGCTCCTCATTCCAGGGTAATACATCTGATTCTGATCCCTGTGTTTTGTTTTCTGACATATCCAACCACTGTTTACTCAGCCAGATCATCATTACTCTGTCACCATTTAGTGCAGTTTCCAACATTTTACTACGCAACTTGCGTTTCGTTACCTGTCTGGCTTTTATGTATAAGTCGCGAAAGTTATCTCTCAGAGTACTTTCTGGCACTCCATAATAGTCAGAAAAGTCACCCCAGGTGCTGAACAAACAGGCCATCTGGTAAAACTCATCTTCTGGTATTACGGTTTTTGATCTGCCAACTACTCTGCCAGTTACTGTTTTTTCGCCTCTGCGGATATTTTTGACTTGATATGGTTTTTTCTCATTTGACATAGGTGTCTCCTGTAATCAGTATTATACTGTATCTATATTTATCTATTTCTGGCGTTTCTGATAGGTTTTGGGCCTATTGGCTGGATCTGCCCATTTGGTAGTCTGTTTCCAGCCAGAAGTGGTCTTCTGATACTTTTTGACTCTGGTGGGAACTGGCCATAAACTGTCCTGGTGTATGATATATCCTGACTGATCACCCACAGTCATATCCATTATCTGTATCAATACCTGGTATTGTTTTTCTGATATCACTTCTGAGTGTAATACATCATATACCCATCTAAACATATGACTACTGGTTCTCTTCTGATTTAATAAAATACTTCTCTGCTCAGGTGTTACTTCCATATACATATTTACATTATGTCTGGCAAATGCTACGCATTTACCGATTTACTTCGGCAACTGAAGTTGCCTTCGTAAAAGCATTTATTTCTTCGGAATCCGAACAACCTGATGAAGTAATATAGATGACTTGATGTAGATTGTTTCGGTCAGACGGAACCAGTTTTATGGTTCCATCCTCTTGATGTGAGTAGTCACAGCCATTTTGGAAAACGAGGGTATTGTTTTATACACTCAATACAATGGGTCGTGCTCCTATCTCCAGTGCCTCGTCGAGCGGCATACTTTTGCAAGTATTGAGAACTTCGTTACCTTGTATGTTCTCTGTTTATGTATAAGTGAGTGTTGGTGTGTATAACTTTACACTATACTGATACTTAACTTCTTGGCTTCTGCTAATGCTACCTTTACCAACGATCATCGGGTGTTGTGGAAGTGTCTCAGTATTTACGGGTGCTGTCGCTTGTCGCTAGGCATTTAACCGGTCTGTTATGTAGCAATAATATAAAGGCTGACAAACCTATCTGTTATATATTATTACTGTAGGGTTCTGTATTAGTGCCATAATGTGTTGCCATAATGTTTTATAGTGGAAGCAGATGGGTTATAAGATTTCAATCAACCACAATGTCTATCTGGCCGCATCTACTTCGCATGTTTATTTATACAAATCTGTGTTTTTTGTAATCCAGTTTCTGATCAAGTTTGCTGTTGACCACATAATGGCTACATAATGCTAATAGTATAGTACAAGTCAACAGCAAGGTGTAGCATAACTAAATCAACATATACTGCAGATATGCTGAACTGTTTGGCAACATTTATTATGACTGGTCGAAACGACCTGGATAATGTTATGCTACATAAACTATTTATCAGATTTAACTGATTTGTGTGTCTGAACTGGAGATCAGCAAAAAACACACGAATGTGTTTTTTACTATAGTTTAGGAAAATCTATATAAAATATAGAAAATGGCACATATTATTTGAACATTGGTTCTATGTGCTGTAACTGTAACGATGCTCGATAAAACACCTGTGTTACTGTTACCAATATATTTATCTGTTCTAGTTATTTTTTAATGAGATAACAGTTCAACTACTACTGTGATTAGTATAGTTACTACAAGTCCCATTATCATCCAGATTCTGTTGTCCAGTCTGTCCAGTCTGGTGGTAAAGAAAGTGCGATTGTCTTTTACATCAGTTTCTAATCTGTGTATGCAATCATGAATATGCTTAACATCTGTATCTATCTGAGTTATTTTGTTGTTCAGATGCTGATTAGTTATGGACTTCGGCATTATTTCTCTCAGTGACCCAGTTGTCTATAGCAGTTTCTGAAGTTAAACTGCCGTCTGCTATTTTATCAAATAGTTCCTGATAATCAGGATGACCGCCGTATGTTTCAGTATTGTAGTTTAGTAGTTCTCTCATTTTTTACCTCATTTATTTAAGTGTTGTCGCAGATTTTCTAATGTAGCTCGGTCTTGCTGAATCAGAACTGGACACGGAGTAGAATCGCCGCCTTCTGCAGGATGACTCCATAACCATTCTTGTGACTGTTGTAATGCGTTTAACTGCTCACATTTAGTATTTAACCAACTAACAGTTGCTTCTGGAAACTTATATACAAATGCTTCGTATTTGCTGTTGTTAAATAATGAACTCCAAGTTTTTAAGCAACTTATATTGGGTTCTATAACTAATATCTTGTCCATAAGTTTGTAACTCCAGGGACACACATTGCGTATTCTAGCAAAGTATTTGACCCAGTCACTATCCTCTTTTGCTACCTTTCCTTTTAGGTCCACCTCTTTGTCCTTTTTTCTTTTTCTTCATTCCGCCTCTTTGTCCTGGCATAATGTTCTCCTTATATTGCTACTTTTGTCCAGGTATCTGACACTTCGTCAAATACTGCCTTTTCTGTATATAGAGGAAAGTTATGTTCCTGGTGTTCACATTCTGGAACTACCACAGTGGTATAACTGGTTCCTGCTATGTCTAATGCTCTGTTCTTAAAATATAAAAACTCTTTTGTTTCTGAATCGTAATAATAGTATTCCATAAT